ACTGCCCTTCGCTAAAAGCATCGCCACTTAAATCAGGTTCTGCACCTGTCTCTGCTTCAGACATAGCATCAAGAGTTTCTGCATCTACTATTGTATCAGCGTCTATCTCATCTTTTGGAGTTGTTGCGTAAATTGTAAGCGCCCCACCTATTGCGCTATCTAGAGCAGTGGCTAAATCTGACCCCGTGGTTACTTGCGTTATTGTTGAGGTAAGAGTGTCTTTAATTCCATCTGCTAGCTCACTAGAAAGATCAGGAATAACTTCTTTTACTACATCTGTTAATTGTTCTGAAATAGCCGCGGTGATACCATCTAATCCTGCCGCACTTGCCACAATAGACTCTAAATTCTTTCCTTCAAAAACACCTGTAATTGCGTCTTGTGCGGTAGATGACAAATTACCACCTGTTGCATCTGACAATGTTTTAATTAGGTCATTCCCCAACTGCATCCCTGCGCCCGTGCTTAAAAATGCAAGGATAGGATTACCGCCATCTGCTACAGTTTTAACTGCTGTCCCAAGAGTTGTAAAAGGTATAGAGGCTCCACCTGTTGCAACTGCAAGAAGCCCTTTTGCTATATTACTACCAAGAACCTTGTTTATAGCACCGCCAAGACCTTCGTTTCTTTCGCCTTCTGCGCCTATTTCCCAATCTACTGCGTGTTTAAATTTCTCTCTGCCCGTATCTTTTGCTACATCTTCTCCATCTTCGTTTACATAGACCTGCGCCCAAGTATCACCAATGTCTTGAAACACCGTACCATCTTCACCAAACCTATAACCCTCTTTAGGTTCACCGTCTTCACCCACATATGCGCTTGTATCTGTCAAAGGAGTTAAATCTTCATTAACAACTTCTTCGTACTTATCCAACATCCCCGCAGCTCTATCTTCATCGCGAGTACCTATGTCAATCTCATTACCGTCTTCATCTTGGTAGTAATAATACCCGTCACTTTTTTCGTAAATATCAGTATCAAATGGTGGGTTTGCTATTGCATCTGCTTGAGCTGCCGCCGCCGCTGCCTGTTGAGCCGCTGCCGCTGTTTCCGCTGCATATGTATCTGCTAGTTCTACAAAATTATTATCTCTAACAATCCCTGAATCTGCGTATAACTGTTCTATTGCAGCCGTTGCAGCCGCTTGTTCTGCTGCCTGTGCCGCCGCTGCTTCTGCTTGTGCCGCTGCTTCTGCTTGTGCAACTGCCTCTGCTTGTGCTGCTGCCTGTGCCGCCGCTTGTGCTTCCGCTACCCTCGCTGCCTCTGCCTGTTCTTCTGCTATTCGTGCTGCATATGCTTGTTGCGCAATTTCTAAAGGTGTCGGACCTCTTGTCTCAAGAGAAGCTAGATAAGCCTCTAAAGCTGCTTGGGTTTCTTCTGCTGTTGGTTTACGTGCCATTACGTTAACTCCAATACACTAGCAACAACGTGCAACCTGTTAGCAGTAGCAGCGGTTACTTTTATTATTTCCCCTGCAGTAACAACAAGAGGTGCAGTAAGTAGCTCTGCCGTAGCATTTGCGCTAATAGACTTTGTTTTAAACAAGCTAAACACGCTAGTACCGTTAGTCAAAGTAACAGTTATAGTATCAGCATTACCTGAGTCCTCAGATACAATTATAGACTTAAATATGGCAGTTGTGCCTGTTGCACAGGTGTAAAGTGTTGTAGCACTTGTGCTTGTTAAATCTACTTTTGCATTTGTGTACGTATTTGCCATTAGCTAAAAAACCACGCTTGTGCTTCAGATTTGTTTACAATAGCAGTGTTACGTAATGTATTATCTATTTGACTAAAATATATACGTAACAATGCGTTAAATTCGCTTACATACAACTTATCATATTCATCAGGAGGAAAAGGCAGTGCGGGCGCACGAAAACCTACTACATATTCAGTGGTCATTATCGCCTCCCATCTGGGCGCATATCAAGTCTTGGAGCGCCTAACTGCCATTGAACCCCTGTAGCACTAGATTCTATCTTTAAAGACATCTGTCTACCTCGAACTCGTGTGTGTACTTGTGTTGTATAGACCTCTACAGGAGATGTAGCTGAACGTGTTATTGTACCTGTATTCACGCCACTTTCTGACGCGGGGTTGTTGTATCCTGAACCTGAAGACCCTAGACCAAAAAAAGTCATATCAACTGCAGGAGCGCCTGCGGTAGAGCCTTCAAAAGACACATCAGGTATTACACGGGACATTAACATAAACTGATGCCCATCATCTAAATCAAACTCTGCTGAAGTAATAAACGAAGGTATAGCCGCTGTAGTGCCTGTTTCATTATCATCTATACCTTCTTCATGGTTTACAAGCACTCCATTATATGTGGCTGCAAGCGGAAAATTACGAAGCCCTGAGTCTAACCAAGCAGAACGTGCCATAGACCCGTAATACCAAATATTTTCTACATAATTATACACTATGTATTTATCAATATTGGTAGAACTACCAGAGCAATAGAACCACCATATTTCATTATACCCTTCATTACTGCCACCAAACACCTGAGTATACTGTTCAGTATTAAAATCAGTAAAAACATGTTTACGTAAATCGCACGGTAATGTTTGTACCCGCCCATCATATTGATAAAACTTATCTTTACCCATCCAATAGGTTGAGCCTCCCGCAGTAACCATAGAATTTTGAGAAGCTACAGATATTTTTTCGCCAATAAGTTGAGAACTCCACACACCTGAATCTATTCCTACATATTGTAAAGCATACAAAGCAGAATCAGTCCAAACAAGAATTTCTTGTCTACCTTGTTTTGCTCCAACTATCTCCGTTCCTTTAGATAGCGTTAAAAATCCTGCTTGACTAGTAGCAGTAACCTCCCAATCTACAGCACTTTCTATATCTGACCAACGTATAAGCATAGGGTCTTGAGTAGTAGATCCGTATATATTAGCCCCAAAACAAAACACAAAATTACTTACATCAGAAACTAATATTCCATTCTGAACGGTAGGTACATTAGATGCCCCTGCAAGAGTGTTAAGTTCGACCGCTCTTGTCTCTAAAGGAGAATCTACACTCGCATCCCAATAGTAGAGGCGACCCCCTCTTGGACCAAAAATTAAATCTTCTGTATAGTTACTTTGTGTCCATAATCTAAAATCTTCTGTACTTGTTTCACCAGTACCAAAAGGACCTGACCCCCAAGCACCCGCGCCCCACCCTCGGACTTCTGTAGCAGATGCTGCAGTTGTGCTTACTTGATAAGTTCCAACAACACTATTGCCGCCGTTGCCAGAATCTGAAGAAGTAGACGCAACATTAGTAAATTTAAGTGTAGTATCACTAAAACTTTTAGCAAGTATTGTGTAAGTATCTAGAGTCTCCACGGCCTCTATTTGGTAATTTCTATTTAAAACAGTAGCGGTAATATTACCTCCTAATGAAGCAGCCCCGCTAAATGTAACAAAGTCTCCTGCAACAGCTCCATGAGCAGTATCTGTAACAATTATAGTAAAACACGTTACTGCAGCATTAGAACTATGTGTTGCTGCCGTTGTGCTAGTAGCCACGTTATCTACAAGTTTAGAAGCTCCTCGTGTACAACCTGTCAACGTGTTGTTAGTAATGCCTGTATAGTCAACTATCTCACTACCTATTAAAACTTTCCCCGCGGCAGGAAACCCTGTGGCATCAGTTATAGCTATAGTTGTTGCACTTGTTGAACTTACATTAGCGCTTAGAGTTGTATTAGACGCACTAAATGTTACATCTCCTGCAGACGTTGTAGTACGTACTGGAGTAATATCGTTATAAGCACCTCCGTTTTCTATTAAAAACTTAAGGTTAGTGCCTACGCCTATTAAATTTTGTCCTGATAAAGTAATCCAGTTGTGTAGCGATCTTGCAATACCATCAAAAGTTGAAGAGTTTATGCGAGTCCACCCACCTATTTTTTCAGGAGTACCTTGTCTGAACCGTATGTTATTACACTCAAACCAACCACCTTCATTAGTATAACGAGTATTTTCTCTATTAACCCCAGACTTAAATAATAACTTCTTAACAGGCATAGTATTTCCTATGTTAGTTGTAGGGCTTCTTCTAACGCTTCTTTATTTCTTCTTGTCCAACCTTTACCAAATGTATCAAATGTTGACAATCCTTCGTAGAACCCTTGGCGTTTATCGTGCATCTTATGTAGGACTTCTGTTGCGTCATGCTCTGCAAGCATTTTTAATGTTAGAGGTCCTATACCACCATCTTGTTCCGCACCAATTATACCTTGCAGTGCTTTAGCGCTACGGCTTGTTCCTGAATTAACGCCCCAATCAAAGCAAAAGAAGTCTAAACCAGATGGTAAGTCGTCCCCTTTAATTTTTTTCCAATACTCATTTCTATATAAAGGAGCTACATCTGCCTGACTAAGGTATTTCATCTCATTATCTTTAAGTGGTCTGCCAACCCACCGTTCCCAAACTAAACGTGTTACACCGTGATTAGTCTCGCCCCCAGGATCACGCGGGTGGTTAACGTAGCCACCTTCATGTTTTAAGAGCATCTCCAGAGCTTTCTCGAAATTTTCTTTCATCGTCTTTCCTTTGTTTACACTTAAGACAAACTTCGTTCATAGTTTTCCATTTTTGCCCAATGGTGTATATCCAGTATACATTTATTTTAGTTCCACAGACAACACAAACTTCATCTTCTATTTCGTCAAGCCTTTCTGCTTCTCATATGTTCTAAGTCCACCAATCCCAAGCATTCCACCCAAAACCGTGAGGAGGGTAGACATGTCAAATTCGGGCAACTCAGGTAAATCTACTCCAGAAGCCGTTAAGACAAAAACTAAAATAGGTTGTAGTACAAAATGATATGCAAAAGCAACTCCAGATGTCCACCCGATAAAGGGGCGCCAACCGCCTTTAAACAAACTACCAGAAGCAGCCTCTGCTTTGTTTATATCTAACTGAGCCAGTAAAGCTTGCTGCGCATGTGTGTCAGCCATCGTGCTTAGTTCAAAAGCCAACTTAGCTTTCTGATCCTTGTCCTCTATGACTTTATCTAGGATACC